AGTGAAAAATAACTAGTTAGTGAAAAATAACTAGTTAGTGATCGCTTTATACATCTTTTATTTTAATTTCTTCATTGTTTTTAATTTTTCTTAATTTTTTCATTGTTTTATTTTTAATTTTTCTTTTTATTCTAGTTCTTATTCTTGTTCTTATTCTACCCTTTTTATTTTTATTAGTTTGGTTTATTCCCCATCCCCTTACTGATACTGGTTTCTTTTTCTTTTTCGAGCCGGGTATCTGTTTTCTAAGCGTGGGGTTATCAACCAGATCATTAATTTCACATAATTTATCTTCGAGAGTTTCGGGTCTAATCAGTTTTAAAAAATGTTCCTCTCGACCCTCATTTTGAGTTGAAAACTCACGAGTTTCTTTTGCTAATTGTAAACTTTCAGTATAATTACTGTTTGATTTTTGTCTACACGCATTTGATATTATAATACATCTTACATTATTACATCGCATAAATAAATGAGTATTAAAAAAATTAAAATCATAAGATATACATTCATATATTAATTCTATGTTACGAATATTAAATATAAGCCATATTAAATATATAATTCCTTGATTTGAAATTCGTTTAATCCAAAAATCTTCTGGTTCTTCTTCTTCTTCTTCTGGTTCTTTTTTTTCTATTATTACTTCTGTTTCATTGTCCTCAGTTGACCTTTGCTTTTTAGGTTCAATAATATAATTATTGATATGTTCCATTAATAATAATACACACCTTTCTAAAGTATTTCTAATATTTCTAAGATCAAGTTCATTATAATCTTCATCGATTTTAAACTCGGCACATTCAATAGCAAAATCTAAAATATTATTCATGGAAACCAAATTATAATTATACCCAGTTATTTTAATGTTTTTATTTGTAAATACTGGGAATATACCAGAAAAATCAATACTTTCTGCAGAAGATGCTGCTACATCTTTAGTTTTTTTAAACCAATCAAGGTTTCCTAAAACAGATATATTAAATTCATTTACATCATTATCTAAAGGTTGTCTAAGTATGTGATTTCTTTTAGCAGTTTTATTAAACCAACTAGCAATATTTGTTTTAATTAGTTCTATACTTTTATCGCCGACACGTTCATGTTCGGTAATAACATCATTTATTGTTAAATCTGTCGTATCTCTAATAGATTCATAGAACTCTTTTATTTCTACATCGCATACAGGAGTTAATAAAATTTTAGCAAATTCATTCCATTCATTTTCCCCATCATTTGCAATACTAAAATCTTTTGGCTGAATATATATTCGATGTTTTAATATAAATAAATTTATAAATAGTGTTGCTTTTTTTCGTAATGTGGCTATTTCATAATATTCATCAACAGGTCTTTTAAAATTACACATTCCTGGTAAAATTAACGAATAAAAAATTGCGCGCTCTTCTGCTTGTACTTGATTAATATACTTATTAAATTTTTTATTGTATAATCCGTGTGCATATATTGAACAACAACAAACATGCATTTGACTCATCATATTCCCATATTCTGATTGTATTTTTTCAAGTAATGCTTCCTCCAGTTTTATTTGTGTCGGTCCTATTTGTGTCGGTCCTATTTGTGTCGGTTCTATTTTTCTTTTTTTAGAAGACATTTTATATTATCTATATGTTTTATTTTAATTTATAAATATATAATAAATGAAATTTCCAATTAGATATATACCAAAAAAATTAACAAAAAAAGATAAACAAAAACAACTTAAAATGTTAATAAAATCAAAAAAACTATATAAAAACCATAAATACTATACACGCAAACAGGTTTCCTCTTATAAAAATAAAAAATCAAATCATATATTGAATGCTCGTAAAATATATAATATTCAAAATATAACTCCTAATAAAGAATTAGCGCAGAAAACTGGATGCAAACTATCCGCATTACAACAAATTGTAAAAAAAGGTGAAGGAGCATATTATTCATCTGGATCAAGACCGAATCAAACACCGCAATCGTGGGGATTAGCGCGATTAGCCAGTTCATTAACTTCCGGAAAAGCAGCGGCAGTTGATTATGATATAATTGAAAAAGGTTGCAATCATAAAAAAAAAGCATTTATTTTGGCAAATAAATCAAGAGAGACAAGACATTCAAAAACACCAAAAATAAATGTTTGAAATAAGAAAAAGTGTAAAATGATTAAAAAATGTAAATACTTAATGATCGCCTTTAATCATATAATATCCATGATATCCTATTGAGGCAAATCCAAACATTAATAATATTTCATAATATTTACGACTTGTTTCTTTATTCATATAACCGATGTAAATAAGTAATGGACCAATTAAAAAAATATGAATATAATTTATCCAAGGGGTTTTACTGATTGATGCTTTATAACTATGATATAAAATAATAAAAATACCTAAACCTAGTAAAAATGGATACATCATTTGAGGTATTTTTTCTCTCTTTATACCTACATATAAAAATAAACTACCCACAATTATAATATGAAATAAATGAATTAATATAATATCCGCCATTATATATTATGCATATCAAAAAATTTCACGAAGAATCTAATATAAATGGAAAAAAAACTGTGCGTAAAGTTTTTGTTAAAAATGGGAAGGGATATAAAAGTGTAAGTCATTTTAAACACGGAAAACATAATGGAACTGTTAAAAAACAACTATGTCCGAGTCATATTAAACTAATTAAAAATGGCAAGTTTATTCCAGGATTATTTGATGATTGTATAAAAAAAATAAAAAATAAAAAATAAAAAATGAAAATATAATATAAGAGAGAATTAATCTTAATTATTTAAATATATTAAATGCTGCTATTATTACTGATTTGACAGTAATATTTTTATTAATTGAAGGATATATTAAATCTAATGCATTAAAACAATGGTATAGAAAATATAATTTATCCGCAGTTATTGCTGATGTATTAATATTAGTAATTGGTATAATTATAGCACAATTCATTTATCTTTATTTGTTTTCAAGTTATTCTTTAGGATTATTTATAATTATTGCAGTTATTGTTCAAATTTGCCACGACTTATCTTTTGCGTATCTTTTTAATATAATTCCACGAGGTAAAAGTCGAATGTTAGATACTTTTAAAGATTATGCAAAAGAAAAAGGGTTAAATATATTATTGGCTGACGCCTTAATGATTATTTTTACAGTATTAATTGCTACTTATTTATCTACTTTATCTACAAATAGTAATATTATTACCCTTATTTTAGATGTTTATTGTGTTCCATATTTGCTTTACTCGGTTTAATCAATTTGGTATGGCGACTGCAAGCGCAATTGCTTAAAAGGTGGATGTGATCATCCTCGGTGCAATATTCATTGTAATTAATTCTTGAAATAATAATTTGCACGCATATGGAATTTCAACATAGGCGAAATCTGTTCGATTATCACAAGTCTTACAATGATGGATATGTAGTTCATCATTATAAGAAGCAATAAGACCACATTTTTTGCATGTATATACTTGATATTTATCTGATGCTTCATACATACGACTTCTGGTAAATCTGGCGGCTCCATGTGAGATCATGCAATTATGTGCTACTAATCCATTTACTAAGAAAGAATGTGTATCATCTACTTGAATATCATATACTTTATGTTTTCCAATTGGTAAAACAGACATTACTTTAAAATCCATTGTAGGTAATGAATTATTTGATCGTTTAACTCCATAGGTTATGTAATATTTATCTATTATTTCAGATTCTTCTTCTTCATCTTCTATGTTTTCTTCCTCTTCAACTATTTCATCTACATTAATTTTAACAGGTTCTTCCATAAACCATTCAAACGCTCCTACATTTTTTAAAAATTCTTCTGCATTTGGAAATCCAGTTGCTGTAAACTTTCCAAATTCAGTTCCTTTAATTAAATGATCTGTAATATCGTGAGTTGATGGGATTGCATATTCGTGAAGTAATGCTTCTTTCATTTTTAATTCTTCAACTGCTTGTACTATTGCTTTTTTAGTCGGAACTATTTTAGTCGGAAACTGACTTTTAATTTCTTTAAACTTTGTAATTTCATCAACCCGATTTACTAACCAATTATGTTGTCTAGTCACTTCAGTTCTTAACCTTTTATAAGATACTCCAGCTTCTAATCTTTGTGATTTATGACAGCAATGTCTAAATCCAATTTTTTCAGAGAATGATATTAGTTCTGAGATATCTAAATGTAAAGTCATTTGATAACTACGAGTTTCATCAATACTATTTTTCTTTTTCGAAAAAGAGTTTTCCTTAAAATTTTGTAAAGTTATTTTATGAATTCCACATTTTCCAAGTAACATTTTAATATTTTCCATCATTTGTTGAAGCGAATCTAAATGTTGTATTTGTTTTGATTGACTAAATGATACAGAAGTTAAAAGGTCACGCTTTTCTCTATGCATTCCTAAATAACATGTATGACCATCTGCTCCAAATAATCCTCCTAAAAACTCACGAATAATTGGTCGTGGACATGATTCATCCATAATAAAATCAGGTAATTGTCCTGGTTGATTTACTCGTCTTCCTTTTAATATTCCAGAAAGTTGAATAATATTTCTCATAAATATATTTGGAATATGAACTAAATAATAATTAGTACTAATAAATTGTGTTTGTTTAGTTTCACAAAATAGTCTTAAATCATTTAATACTGATTCTACATCTAACATATGCCCTAAAAATATAGATCCATTTATTCTATTTTTTAATTTATTAAATGAAATAGAACCATCAGTTATTAAATAACTCAGAATTCTTGCAAATGCCATTGTTTTCATTAATTCTTCAGGTGTATCCGTTTTTAATAATAATGAACCAACTTGTAATGACCATCCAGCACATTCATTAACTTCTTCTTGTAAATCTACTAATGGATAAGTTACAGAAACTTTTACTTTGCTTTCACCAACTACTAAATCTTTTGCTTTAGTCCATTGTTTATCAGATGTCAATATTGGATGATCTGGAGTGCAACTCATTTTTCGTCCATCTTCTAAAGTTATTTCAACACAATCTCTTTCTCCTTTATACATAAAATCACTCTGTTTTGATTTCACTAATCCATTTAATTTATCAGACCATCCCAAAACTTCAGAATCACATTTTTCCATCGTTTCGATTTTTATTGAAATTCCACAAGAAAGAGCAAGGGGGGACCCTTCCAAAAAACAATCCCTTTCCATTTCTCCAAAGCGCAGACCACCATCCCTGCTACGACCTTCTGCTGGTTGTCTTGTTAAATTGACCATAGGACCAATCGATCGGGAATGTTGTTTATCAGTAACCATATGTTTCAAACGCTGATAAAAGACCGGACCAATAAAGACGCTGCCTTCTAGCTGCTCACCAGTAAGTGCATTGTACATAATTTCATTTCCATTCGATTCAAATCCAATATTGGATAACTCATTGCGAATAGTATTAACATCATATTCTCCAAAAGAAGTTCCATCACCAAAAAGACCCAAATTAATTAATACTTTTCCCAATAATGTTTCTTTCAATTGTCCAATTGTCATACGAGATGGAATTGCATGTGGATTAATAATAATATCTGGTCTAACACCTGCAGCAGTAAATGGCATATCACATTCTGGAATAATATTACCAATAGTTCCTTTCTGCCCGTGTCTTGAACTAAACTTATCCCCGATCACAGGTTTTCGCACATTACGAAGCCGCACTTTTGCAAAATTGTATCCATCACCATTTCTGTCTACATAATTCTTATCCAAATAAGTTTCTTCTGTTGTTCTATGAATATGACTTTGATCTTCATATTTAATTAATTTTGTATGATCATTACGATTTTCTTTAATAGGAGTAATTTTCGCAATAATGACATCCCGATTTTCAATCAAAGTATTTTCTGGAACAAGCCCTTTATTCGTCACTTTTCCATAATTACCAAATTTCATTCCTTTTGTTTTTGTTGGATCAGGTTTGCACCGAATTTCTTCATCTCCATTAATATTTTGTTTATCTTCATCACGCTCAGTATGATAAATAGTTGCTTGAAATAGACCACGATCTACTGATCCTTTATTAAACAATAGGGAATCTTCTTGATTATATCCAGTATGAGTCATAATTGCAACAATCACATTAGATCCAGACGGAATTTTTAATAGTTCCAACATATTCATAATACGGGTATCGACTAGTGGTCGAGTTGGATAATTTAATACATAGGCAGTTTTATCCATACGCTCTTCAAAATTTGTAGCGTATACTCCCATTGCTTGTTTACTCATAGCACAATTGCTGCTTAAAAATCCCATTTTTTCAGAACCAGTACCGGCAATAAATGAATGATTTTCACTTTCGACTTCAATACATGAAACTAAACATTCAGACATCATTTCATGACGAACTGGTATGAACTCAATTTGACCAGTTAAATTATTAAATAGTGCAACATCTAATCGAAAACATATAATTTTATTTACAGTTGCCCACCCTTTATTCGTCATAAAGTTATGGTCATCTGTTGCTATAATTTCAGGGTTAAATCCTCTTTTATCTTTAGCAATTAATTTCCACATTTGATTCGTAGATGGTCTTACAAATTGACCTATCACTTTAGTTTCTGTAATAGCAAATGTTTTCGGATGAACTGTTAAAACTATATCACCTATTATTACATCAGCAATTCTTTTTTTGGAACCATCAGCTAACCAAACCAATTCATTTTGATCTAAACATTGGTAAGTGTTTCTAGGCGATTGATTATGTTCTGGAAATGGAATGCAAGAGGCTGCCACACCAAACATTGTGCTTGGATGAATTTCGCAATGAGTATATTTATAAATTTTATCATCAATAGTCACTGCTTTTAAATCCCGAGGATGAACTGCAATCATATACCACGCTTGTTCTTCAGCATCAATATATTCAAGAACAGAAGTTGGTATTCTACAATCAGTTAATAGATCATCCCAATTCAAAATATTATTATGAATATCATCAATAACAGGCTTAGTAATTATTAATTCATTAGAATCAGATACACGAAGTAGAGGGCGTGTTAATCTGCCGCCATCATTGCATACCCGAATTTCATTCTGTTTAAAATCAAATATGACAGCAGTATAAATATTAATAATGCCTTTTCGTTTTTTCTCTTTTAACATTTTATATAATTCAATTGCATCAATTGCTATTCCAATCCACGCACCATTTACAAATACTTTTACTCGGTCATACATTTCTAATGCACTTGTATCTTCTAATTTTAAAATATAGGGCGCAATATATTCATAAACTGGTGTAATGTTAGAAGGAATTGTAATATGCGCCATATAACTCAAATTTTTGACGATACCAACAGAGGCCCCCTCGGGAGTTTCCGCAGGACATGTTAAGCCCCATGATGTATTGTGTAATTTACGTGGAGGAATTAATTTGCCACTTTTATCTGTTGGAGTGCTAATTCTTCGTGCATGAGATAAACTAGAAATATAGGTTAATCGATTCAATACTTGTGCAACGCCTACTTTATTACTATTAATATTTTTAATACCAAAATCGCCAGTGCTAAGCGCTCGTTTCAAACCATTTTCAATAGTTGTTGATTTAATAATTTTATAAATATTAGTAGGGTTTAAAATATTCAAATAGTCATCAGTAGATTTCCAAGATCCAGTATTGATTTCTTTGATAACTTGTTTTTCCATATCTTTCACTAATTTATTTAAATAATTACGAAACAAATTATTTAGAAGAACACCTGTCAAATCAACGCGTTTATTAAGATAAGAATCTCGGTCATCTTGAATAGTCCATTTAAAACTGACTTGCAATAATTTATTTGCCATATATCCAAGAAAATAATATTTTTGAGTAGGTGTGTTACAATGAGGAAATAAATCATTCGACAATATATCTAGAGTAAATTCATATTTTTTCCGTGCCCCAGTTTCTTTATCCATATTAATTGGAGTATACATTGCGTGAGCAGTAATAAATTTAATAGCATCTGCTTGGTTCATAATACTATTTGCTTCAATAATAGATGCTTGTAAACCCATAGTAAGTTCTTGATGTTTTACAGATGTAATATCAAGAATAATTTTCTCACAAATTTCTTTATCAGATAATACACCAAGAGCACGAAACACGATAAATAATGGAATTGGTTGTTTAATACGAGGTAATTGAAGAACCATTGGAAATCCAAAACCATTATTTTTAGAAGAAATATACATATTAATTTGTTTTGGCGAAATGCATTTGTAATCAGGAACCGATTTCACTTCAGCGCACCAATTATATTTAGTATTATTTTTAGATACATTAAAACATTGCACTTTATTTTCAGCGGATCGTTCTTGACCTAAAACTGTTTTCTCGGACCCATTAATAATAAAATATCCTCCTGCATCAAAACTGCATTCACCTGTGCTATTATGCTGAACATGTTTATATTGTTTTAAAACGCAAATATTTGATTTCAACATAATAGGTAATTTTCCAATATGTATTTGAGGTAAATTTTTATATAAAGTTTGAATATTTTCTAAATTAGGTCCATTACGAATAATAAATTTAATATTCATATCAATCGTCATTGCAGAAGCATATGTAAAATTTCTCAATCTGGCTTCTTGTGGAAACATTAATTTTGTCGCGCCATTATTTTCGTGTATTTGTGGGCGATAAATATTAAAGTTTTCAAATGTAACAAATAATTCTAATGAATATTTTTGTGATATTGGATCAAAATCTTGGTCAGATGCAATATGAACAGGATTAAACATTGCAATTGTTTTTTGAATTTGACAAGAAACAAAATTATTATATGATTCTAATTGATGTCTTACTAATCTTTCTAAATGCTGACCTTTAAAGTAAGCATGTATAATTTTCCACGGAGTTTCAATATATGGATCCGACTCCAAATCATTAGCATTAACCGCATTAGCATTAGCCGCATTAGCATTAGCAACAGCAATATTATCTGCAATATTAGCAGCAATAACATTAATATCAAAAGTCGAGGTGGTATTCATATTATTTTCTTTTATGAGATCCATCTATTTACTATTATTTATTTCAATTTATTTTTAAATGGTTTAATATTTAGAAAGTTTTAATGAGTTATATTTATATTAATTGTTTTCAATGTTATATTAGTAATGTCAACTAAAAAAATACAATATAATCCAAATATTTTATCTTCTATGAAACCAAAAAATAAAACGCAAAAAATGAATAGACCTTTATTAATTAATCAAAATTCATTAAAAAATCAATTGATAAATAGAATTAAAAATCATAAACAAAATGAACAAAAGGAAATAAAAGAGAGAAAAGAAGTAAAAGAGAGAAAAGATGTCAAATATAAAACAACTGAAATACTAATAAATAATAAACAATCTAGTTCAATGAGTTTTGCAGATGAATTTAATGATTCAATTAATTATTTATCACAATTATCTAAAAAACATAAAACTGTTGAACAAAATTTAAATAAAACTATACGACAAAAACATGATCTTATTGATCCAAATCAAGTGTATGTTGATTTAGAATTACCTCAAGAATTAAAAGAAGTAATTACACCATCAGTTAATTTATCGCCTTTAATTAGTTCATTTCCTATTAATACATCTCCATCTCCTATTACATTATCACAAATTAATTATACGATGGACAATCAAGTGCCATATGGTTGTTTAAAAAATGGAATTAAACCTACATATAGACAATTTACCCGAAGAAATTTACCTGCTTTACCAGAATTATCTGAAAGAGAGAGAAAATTAAATTTGTTAAAGGGTCATTATAAAGGGGTGTCTATGTCTTTGCCTAAGCCTACGTCTTTACCTATGTCTTTACCTATGTCTTTACCTATGTCTTTACCTATGCAAGATCAACCTTATATGTTTGATGATTCATCATTAGAAGAACAAATATATCCAAATCATTCTGATCCTATTTTATCAACTATTTCAAACTCATTAGAACCATCAATATTAACACCAATAACATTAGTAGAACCAGAACCAATACCTAGACCAAAATTAATAAAAAAAACAATACGTAGAAAATATACTTTAGGTAAGTCAAATATATATAGAAAA